GAACCATGGCAGGCAGTTATGATGTTTCCAGCTTATCCAAGAGATATGAGAGATCCAGAAGCGTCTTCAGATCCAAATGATCCATACAGAGACGGTGCTTATCCTATTGATGTTGAAGTACACGCTCTAAGAACATCTGGTAAAAAAGGCTAATCACTTTTACTAAACAACCCACTAAAACTCTATAAATATTTTCGTACAAAGAAATATTGGAGTTTAATTTGTCTCGAAAAAAAGCATATTTTATGAACGGTGGAGCAGGCCGTGTAATAGCGTCTATTCCTGCCTTTGAAAAGTTATACGAAAATGATCAAGACTTTATTATTGTATGTGAAGGAGGCATGGACTTTTACAAGGGTCATCCACAATTACATGAATTAGCATACGATCATTGGCATAAAAATTTATTTAAAGATTACATCAAAGACAGAGATTGTATTACTCCTGAACCATATAGGGTTTGGGAATATTATAATCAACAATGTAGTTTAGCACAAGCATTTGACATAGCCATAAACAACGAAGGTATCAGAGATTTATCTGATCCTAAAATTTATATGAACAAACATGAACTTGTTCAAGGATATAAAGTTGTTGAAGAAATAAAAGCAGTCACTGGCAAAGACAAAGTTGTAGTTTTTCAACCGTTTGGAAGAACAGCAGAGAACATGGGCGACTTTGTAATTGACGGAACATCAAGAAGTTTCCATCTTAATGACGTAATTAAAATTTGTAAAGACCTAAGAGACGATTATGCTGTTATCATAATGAGTGAATTTCCTGTAACAATAGAAGAAAATCCAAAAGTACCAGTAGCAGTTCCACAAATACCTGATGTTAGAGTTTGGTCAAGTGTAATACAAATAGCTGATCATTTTATAGGCTGTGATAGTTTAGGACAACACATGGCAAAAGCATTAGGAACAACTTGTACAAGTGTTATTGGTAGTACATATCCTATTAATATTTCATATCCTAACAGTCCAGACTTTGATGTCATAGACTTAGGAGAAGGAAAAAGAAAATTTAGCCCAATAAGATTATCAATGGAAGACGAAATTGAAAGATACAATGACGAAGTTATGGAGTTGACTGATGAAACTTTTAAACAAATTATATCAAGTGCTCGTAAAAGGCTTGGTAAGCCTAGGACTTATACGGGAACGTACAAACCCGAACAAGGACAACAAGGAGAAGTCTGCCCGACGCATGGGGTTGTCCACAAAAATGATGCAGGAGTAACACACGCAAATCAACCTGCACAAATTTTAGGAAGGACTGGACAATGACACAGTGGATAGGAGCAATCACAAGAGGTCATAATGGTGGTGCCGTGTTATTGAAAGACGGTGAAATTGTTTTTGCTATTGAAGAAGAAAGATTATCAAGAAGAAAATATGATGGCGGTCCATTTGCCGCTATGGTAAAGTTTAAAGAATTTACAGATAAGTTAGATTATCTAGTAGTTGCTCATACTCAACCTTTAGAAGAATCTAGCAGAGTAGATTTTAGCGGTGGAGATATTTACACAGGACTAGCTAGAAAATTAGGATTAATAGATGGCAAGGATTCTGCTTATGATCAAAATTTTAAACATAGGCAAGTAATAGATCTAAGTCATATTCATCATAAGTTACATGCCGCTTGTGCTTTTTATAGATCAGGTTTTGAATCAGCAACAGCAGTTATAGTTGACGGGGCTGGAACTTTTATTCCTATGAATATAAATTCTGGAACCTTTAATGAAGAATTTATGACATGGGAGTGCGAAAGTGTTTTTTCATGTAACTATCCAGATGACTTTAAAACATTGTATAAGCATCAAGGAGGAAATGGTCCTTATCCTGGCACACATATTACACAAATTCCTAGTGACAGAGAAGGAGAGGAAGGATTTCATGAATTAGTGTTGGATGACTCAGCAGGAATAGTTAAAGCCTACGAAGCAGTAACACAATATTGCGGATTTCAACCAATTGAAGCAGGAAAAACAATGGGCTTGGCTCCATATGGAAAGCCAAATACAAATATTCCTGCTATCTATACAGATGGTTCAGGAGGAAAGTGGAGAACTGCTGATAGAAATGTAATTATTCCTACATATCCTAATGCCGCTTTAGTAAACGATGGCAAATATGATTATTTGTATACGTCTACAGACTTACAAAATAGCAAAGTTGATCTAACCACGTTAGAAAACCGAAGAGATCTTGCTTATGCTATACAAGACGAATCACAACAAGAAGTTTTAAAATTAATTTTCAAAGCTGTTGAAATGACTGGAAATAAAAATGTTGTATTAAGTGGAGGATACGCACTAAATTGTGTAGCAAATTATTGGTATCTAGATAAACTTAATAAAGAAGATATAAAGTTATATGTTGAACCTGTATCAAGTGATGCTGGAACAGCTATAGGTGCCGCTTTATTATTATATCATCAACTAACAAAAGATAAAAAAGTAAGATCATATACGGAAACAATTTATGAAGGATTTAAATACAATTTAACTCTCAATGACATTGATAATATTGCTGAAAAATATGGAGCAACTACAAGCGATGTTGATCATAAAAAAGTTGTTGAAATCATCCGTGACAAAAATATTGTTGCTCTATGGCAAGATAGATCCGAAAATGGACCAAGAGCTTTGGGGAATAGAAGTTTGTTATTCGATCCTACTATTGAAGATGGTAAAGATCATGTTAACAGAGTCAAACGTAGAGAATATTTTAGGCCTTTTGCCGGAACTATAATGTTAGATCATGCTAACGATTGGTTTGATATGCGTGGTTTAGAACAATCTCCGCATATGATGTACGCAATGAATTGTAAAGATGGCGTTGCTGAAAAAATTCCTAGTATAATTCATGTAGACGGAACCTGTAGAATACAAACAGTAACCCAAGAACAAAATAAACATTACTATGACATCATAAAAGAGTTTTACGATCAATCCGGTGTGCCTATAATTTTCAATACAAGTTTTAATTTAGGCGGAGAACCGTTGGTAGAAACATTAGATGATGCTGTGAGAACATTATATAACAGTGAAATTGAATATCTTTATCTACCAGAATTTGGAAAATTGGTAGAAATGAAGAATTAATGTTCATAGATTTATATTCAATTCCAGTTTTTGCCGAACCTTTAAGCACACATGATGAAGTAAAAGAAGATTTTACTAAAATAATACAAGATGATAGTAACTTTAATAAGTATCCTAGCTGGTATTGTAATGTAGACACCACGTTTGGACTTCCAGATTCAAATAAATTACCCTTTCATAACTTTATTAAAGGTGCGGTTGCTGGATTAAACACTTATCTTTCAAAGTTAGGTGTTGATCATTCGGTATCTTATGGAGTTGAATGTTGGTTAAACAGATATAGTAAAAATCAACACCAAGAATTACACAATCATGCTGGGGAAAGCGTAATAAGTTGTGCTTACATGCTTAAACTTCCTCCAGATAGCGGTAGATTTGTGTTTTATAGAAACACTTATGACTTCTTCCACAGTAGTTCTCTACCTAGTTGTAGTTCGGAACCTTTTAGATACAACAACAGGATAACTCCTCCATTACGTGAAGGAGACATTGTATTTTTTCCAAGTGTTTTAGAACACTATGTCACTGTGAATGAAAGTGATGAGACAAGAGCTACTATCAGTGCCAACTTTACTATCAAAGAGAGAACAGATGAAGAAAAACAAGATTAATGAAGAAGAAGTTTTTGAAATCAATAAAGACTACTCTGTAACTATAAAAAAGGTAGGAAGAAAACAGACAGTAGTTGTAGTAGTTGATGATTTTTACAAAAATCCTATGAGCGTAAGACAATTAGCTTTGGATATACCAGCTTCATCAAATCAACGTATTAGAGGAAATAACCCTGCTTGGAGAATTAACGCTTTTTACGTTTTAGATTCAATGTCTTGGATATTTGATCAGCTATGTAGACAGTATTATCCTAATATAATGTCTAATTGGTCAGCAAACATGATGGCAGAAAGTTTTATGAGAGCTACCTTTATGGTAAACGTAATGCAATCCGAAAATTTACCACCTATGTCTCCGCATATGGACAATCCTAGTGGTTTAAATTTTGCTAGTACCATTTATTTGAATACAGAAAACGAAAGTAATGGTGGAACTTCCTTTTATGAGTTTGCCGGAAAGGAGTCTATACAAGATCCTGATCAGTATAACTACTATGACAAACAAAAAACGACTCCTATAACAAAATATATCACAGAATCAATAGGAGATTGGGAAATGACTGGTATTGTTCCTATGAAATTTAATAGAATGGTGTTGTATCCGCAGAACATGTTACATACAGCATACGTAAAACCAGGAATGTTTTATGAGGATTTATATAGATTGAACCAACAGTTCTTTATTTAGGAGGTAAGATGGAAGGTAATTTTAACGGAATAGAAGAATACAAACATGTGTTTCCTTTAGACTATTGTAAAAAGTTAATTGAAACATTTGAACAACGAGCTTCTATGCAATTGACTGAACATCAAACAGGATTTAAAAATCAAGATGAAAGAATATTCATGGATCTAGCTAACCATAATAATATGTTTCATGTAGACGCAGACCTGTGTAAGTTTTTCTATCAAACCGTAATGACAACGTATGAAGAGAAATATAGATCAAAATATGATAGTTTAGCCGCAGTTGTACAACATTCTCCAAAAGGAATGAGCATACAAAAGACAAGACCACATCAAGGATACCATGCTTGGCATTGTGAAAACGCAGATTTATGTACTTCTTCGAGAGTGATGGCATACACTTTGTATCTAAACGCTGTAGAAGAAGGTGGAGAGACAGAATTTTTATATCAAGGCGTAAAAATAAAACCAGAACCTGGTAAGTTAGCATTTTTTCCAGCTTACTATACTCATCCGCATAGGGGAAATCCTATTTACAAAGGAATCAAATACATAGTATCTGGATGGTATACGTTAGATGAGTAAAAACGGAGACATATTATGAAAATTTGTGTTGTAGGTGGCGGTACAGCTGGATTTGTTGCCGCACTTATACTTAAAAAAAGTTATCCGCAGTATACAGTTGATGTTATCCGAAGTACTAAGATTGGAACTATAGGCGTTGGTGAAGGAAGTACTGAACATTGGCAAGCCTTTATGGATTTTTGTAACATTACTGCTGGAGAATTAATTAAAGAAACAGACGCAACATTTAAATCAGGTATTATGTTTAAAAATTGGAGTAAAAATGATTTTTTACAAAGTGTTCATGATCCTTTTGTAGGTGAACACCTTGGATTACCTTTGACTTATGCTAAACTTTTATCAGATAACGTTCATCCTAAAGAACTTGTAGGAGCATACACATGGAAGAGTCATCAACCATTCAACAAATATATGGACGAAAGGCCTAATGATACAGGAGTAAGTCAATATCATTTCAATACCAGCAAGTTAAATGACTTTCTTACAAAAAAAGCAATAGAATATGGTTGCCAAGTAGTAGATGATGAAATTACTGCTATCAATATGCCAGACGGAAAAAATATTACCAGCTTGAAAGGAGAAAAGTCTGATTATCATTATGACTTTTATATTGATTCTACAGGATTCAAACGTTTACTTATAGAAAAGATGGGAGCCAAATGGCAAAGT